TTGATGACAAAGTAATTGTTCAAGTTAGAAAGAAAGATGAATAAAGAATTAGCAAAGATAATGACAACTGCCCTTGTGCAGTTTATTGATAAAGAAAGACCAGAAGGCACTATGTGTTGCTCAAACACTGAATGTGCGTACCTCGAAAGTGCTTTCCTTGTAGAAAATTTCATTTATATAGAGGACTTCATACAGAAGAAACTATTAAAGCTGTCGGAGTTCGAGTCTTCTCTTTGTCAGGTTCTCGTGGAAGCATTATCTGGTGAAATGCCTACAAGCTCCAATGGATCTATGAGTTGGGCTGTAGCCATAAATGATGATGAGATCAAGAAACTTGCTCCAAAAATACTTGCTCTCGCCAAGAAGGAACTCCTATCCTATGCTGACGAGAGTAACCCAGCAATAGAGGCGATGGCAGATCTTGAAAGGACTTTCGAGTGTAATCCTGACAAGTTACCAGGTTGGCTCAAGAATGAGCTTGACAGGATAAGACTTGAAGCTCATACTAAGGGTTATAATAAAGGCTACAAGGATGCCGAGAAACAGTATAATGAGTCAGTAGCATACCATTTCCCTACTATGCCTACACCGCCTTCTGGATGGGGATGCGATGGTACACATTGCACTAATCCCCACCACGATTGTATCAACTGCCCAGTCAAGTATTCATCTGGCGGGACAATCACAACACCCAATACAGCTTCTGGCACATCAACAGCAACTTTGCATGGTAACACTTCTGCTACTGATGGCAAGGAGCATAACCCATCATTTACTGATTAAAAACAGAGGGATAATGAGCAAATGTAAAGGCTGCACTTTCTGGAAGTGGGTAAAGGCAGATAAGTTATATCAAATCCCTGGCTACCACTACTGCGAGAAGAATGAATTAACAACCTGTAAAAGGAGAAATGAGAAATGAGCAAAATGGATTACCCTACCTCTCTTGATGAGATAGACCAGTGGTTATTTGATAGTTTCGGGATTCTCCCAGGAGCTTGTGCATCTACGGAGAATCTGAGATACGGCACAGCAAGAAGAGTTGCCGAGGCGTTGTGGCCAAAAAAGGAGGAAGAAAAATGACATCGTGGTTAATTCAGCATTATGCAGAGATACAAGTGTATTCCTTGTATGTGAGTTCTATAATTGGGATTCTTTGTGGGGTCTTATGGTTAGTTTTTAATAAACGTGTGAATAAAAAGAATCGGAGATGAAGTACAAGACATTGATTAAGCGGTTCGAGAAGTACGCTGATGAGGAAGTCAGCATTGTTGTAGGCTTCGGTGATGTTGTGTTTTTCCCAGTATCGGACGGTAATGTGGAAATAATTCATCTTGCCCAGGAAGATGAGGAACCGTTCAAAGCAATAGAGATTAAGGATTAAGATATGAAACTACGGACAGTCAAGAAGGTTATCAAGGAATTTATGATCAAAGGCAGAAAGACCCCGCTCGCCAAAAAGGTGACGCTGGATCATATTGCCTATTTCCGTGATAATAAAGACCACATCAAATAATAAAACAATATGACACTGAATGATTTGATAAGAAAGGCCACCGCTGTAGCGGGACAGCTCTCGTCCGGGGATCTGGAGTTGAGGCTTATTGATGCCATAACTGCGGACGCTCATGGGCGCAAAGTTAAGGACATCGTTATTTCTCCCTATTCGGAAGATGGGATGATGAAGGTGGAGATTTCGTTTGAGACAGAGAAAAATGAGAAAAAGGTAATATCTGAGAGTAGTGGTGTTATAGAAAGCTTTGATGTCGTAAACGGTTCGCCGACCTTGAGTCTACGGACATCTGTAATGTCCTATGAGTCTGGTCATATAGAAGATGCTGTTATACGACTCCCTTATACTGGACGAATAGATGATGCATACGATATAGTCGTCCACGGCCCAAGAAGGGTGAGAATTATTGTTGAGACAGAATATTAAAGATTATGAAACTTAGAGATTTTATCAATAAAACCGAGCAGGGAGCTCAACTATGTTCCTGCGGTGAATACGATTTATCGATTCTTCTCCCGTTCATGCCGGGTCCTTTTGAATTGCCTGTTGAGGACTTACATTTATATCTCCACGAAGGGGATAGTAAAGTAACTATTTCATTTGATACTCAAGAAATCAAAAAAGAATCGAATCTATTATTCGACATAGGTTCAGAATATAAAGCTGGTGATCAAGTATGGTATTTTGATAATGCCATTCCCCCGTCTGTTTGCCTTTGTGATATCTTGTATGTTGGTCAGGTCGATGGGAGAAAACGCTACAGAATTAGCGAGACTAATGGGAGAAACATCGGCTTAGTTCCGGGAAGTCTTCTATTTTCCACTCGTGAGGACTTGCTTTATTACTACCTGCAAAAATTAATTCCATGGAGATATGGACGAGATGGACGAATTCACTACTGATTCTGTTCTGACAAAAGCCGAGACAAAAATAGCGTCCGGCTATGTATGTGGCTTGATCGGCAAGGAGATAGCTGACAAGTGTGGCATCAGCCCCCTGACGGTGGTGCGCCACACGCAAAATATTTATGCGAAGACAGGGATTCCCCACTCCATAAACGCATTGGTCGCATGGTTTCTCTCGAAGAACTTTAACCTTGACCTTTCCGAGTTTAAGAGAAGTCTCGGAGCATTCTGCTTGTTCCTGCTCGTCTCCGTCCAAATAGCCACCACTGATTTTGACAACTCATTTGTCAGAAGGACATCATCTCGTCGTGTTGAGGCTCGCAGATGTGGAAGAAGGACGCGGCGAGGTCGTGAGGATGAAACATATTATTTGGAGGATTAAAATGATGGATGAATTATTCCCCTCCTGGGAGAAAAAAGTAGTTGCGTCTCCCGTTTTGGAAAAGCCGAAGAAAAAGAGGGAAAGGTGTGCCATGTACGAGTTCACTCCGGAGTATTTGTACCGTAGGGCTTTTTCAGAGATGAAGCTGCTGGACTTATTTGGCGAGTTTCGTTTCAAGGATGGACAATGCTATAACTTTTTAACCGCTGGTGATATCGATGAATTGTCATACCTGAAAGCCGTCTTGCGTACACAACGCCTTGATTATTGCCTCCTGTCCACTTGGTGCATGGCTGCTGGTGATGCGCTCCAATGTATTACATGGCTCCAGGATGATAGTATAACCACGTTGGATATTTATGTTGGAGAGATCTTCAAAGGCTCGTATTACGCTGTGTGGAAGCAACTTCATGACTTTTATTCGGAACATCCAGACAAAGGGAGAATCTGCATCTTCCGAAATCATTCAAAAATCATTGCTGGGACTGGACCCCGTTTCTCTTTTGGCCTACAATCGTCAGCAAATATAGACACTAACCCTCGCACCGAGAATGCTTGCCTTCAAATAGGTGAGGGAATCTATTCATTTTATAGGACATATTTTGATGGGATCATAACTTTTGAGAAAGATGATAGGGAAAGACAAGGTGAGAAACACGATGCTTGATGGCTCGTTAATACATCAGCGCCGCCAGACGCTGGCTTGGGACTCTCAGACAACCAGAGCTCGGAACGCTGGGCGATACATCCGTGAGAGATCCGGAGCGCCCTATAACACATCGCGTTGGCATAAGTTGGCTAAAGCGTTTATCGAAGATCATCCTCTTTGCGAGGAGTGCAAGCGCAAAGGAATACTCAAGGCGGCTGAGTGTGTTGACCACATCGACCCCTGGCCGATCTGCGAGGATTACTTCTTTGACCGCAGGAACCTTCAGGCGCTGTGCAACAAGTGTAACATCGAAAAGGGTAACAGAGACAAGGCGAGGATCTCGGAGTGGCGACGCCAGAAGGGGGAGGGGGTCGAAATCTCTCCGAGGTCACTGCCGGATAACCACTCCCCCGGTTTTGGACACGAAAATGCGAAAAATCATAGTGGAAAAATTGAATAGAAAAAAATGGCCGGAAACAGTAACAGTGGAAGACGTCAGCAACCGGAGGAGCTCGCAAGATTAAAAGGGACGCTTCCGCCTCCATCCAGGAGGAAGCAAGGAAGCGGGTTGACATCCGGTACAAAACTAACAATGAGGATGCAGTGCGCTCATGTGGTGGGGTACGACACACTTAATGAGCGTAGCCGAAAGATTTATCTCTCGGCATGCTCCCAGGCGATGGCACTCAGGCTCCTTGAGCCAGCGGATCTCGTTCAGCTAATCATCTACGCCAAGGAGTTTGACAACTATCTGACTTGCGACGCTGACATCCGGAAAAACGGTCGCTACCGTTTGAAGTATGATGATGAGGGAAAAGTTAGCGGGACAATCGACAATCCTTCATGCTTCCAAAAGAAGGTGTCCTGGGATATCGTCAAGAATATCAGCGCTAATTTCGGCTTTTCGCCATACGACCGACAGCGGTTGAAGGCCGAGGTTAATCCGGAAGATCCGACGACAAGGATAGTGAACATCATTATGAGTGGAGGTGATAATGGACCGGAGGATCAGTAGGGTCTGGAAGTATGCCGAAGGAGTACGGAATGGAAGCGTCCCGGCTTGCAAGATGGTCAAACTGGCCGTCGAGCGCTGGTATGCCGATTGGGAGAGGTCAGACTTGTATTTCAGAGAGGAACCTTTCCTTCGCTATTGCTCAATGGTCGCGACTCTTAAACATTTCAAGGGAGAGTTCGCTGGGCAATTCATCCACCTGGAGGACTGGCAGCTTTTTATCGCGGCCAACATTTTCGGCTGGTACCGGAAGGAAACAAAGGCCCGACGCTACCAGTATGCTGATGTCTATGTCCCCAGAAAGAATGGCAAGACGACCTTTGCCGCCACGATAGCGATATATCTCCTTTATTTCGATGGCGAAGCGGCGGCTGAGATATACGCCGCCGCCGTGGACAAGGAGCAAGCTAAGATTTGCTTCGAGACTGCGAAAGAACTGATCCGCAACAGCCCGATAGCGTCACTATTTGACATCTACAGGGGCTCGGTGGCGGTGACCAAGACGGCCAGCTCCTTCAAGCCTTTGACGAAAGACACGAAAAACAAGGATGGACTTAACCCGCATGGTGCTGTTTGTGATGAGCGCCATGCCTGGAAGACAAACGAAATATACGATGTCATCAAGACTGGTATTGGGGCGAGGAAAAATCCGCTGGTGTTCTCAATCTCCACTGCGGGTACTGACACGTCCTACCCGTATTTCGCGGATCTCCAGTTCCTTCGAGAGGTCATGCTTGGCATCCATGAGAAGGATAACCACTTCATCATGCTTTATGAGCCTGATGAGGGTGATAAATGGGACGATCCGGAGGTCTGGAAAAAGGTCAATCCCAACTA